CCACCGCCAGCGTAGTAACCTTCTGAACCAGTTCCAGTTGCACCAGCCCATGATGTATAATCTAAACCAATACCGCCAAAGCCACCCTTGTTTGAGGATCCAGTAGTTCCAACTGCACCTGCTCCACCGCCACCACCTGCTCCATATTGTGGCTCAGCTTCGGTTCCTGCACCACCAGCATAACCTTGACCAGTAGTTGGTGAACCACCAGTTCCACCACCGGCATAAGTTGCACCGCCACCGCCAGAACCACCTGTTAAACCATTTCTATTTGTGTTTGCTGGGCCAGTACCACCACCACCGCCACCCTTCACCAATGTAAGTGATCCAAATTGAGAGTCACCACCATTTGAACCTGGGCCAGTTGATCCTGCTGCACCACCAGATCCAACTGTTATTGTGTAATTTTGAACAGTTAAAGATTGGGAAGTAAATGCTAATAATCCACCTGCTCCACCTCCACCACCACGACCTGTATTAGCACCATACCAACCACCTCCACCACCACCTGCAACAACTAATATGTCAGCAGTTAATGATTGTGTAGGTGCAAAAGGAGATTGTGCTGATGAAGTAAATGCGTGATACCAATATGTACCATCAGTTGTAATTGTTCCACCAGTTGCTTTAGCACCTGATGTACTTGTGTTTGTATAAAAAGTTCCTGATCCACTAAATGTATGAATTGTATTTCCACCTGATGTAGTAACTATTCCACCAAATGCTTTTTGTGTAGTGCCTGAATATCTGGCTATAACAATTCCTGAGCCGCCGGCACCACCAGTTACCCAGTATCCACCACCACCACCGCCACCTGTATTTACGGCACCTGATGATCCTAATGTTGAATTAGCGGCTCCTTGACCTGCTCCTCCTCCACCTGCACCACCAGCACTAGCTGTAGTAGCACCAGATCCTCCTCCACCACCGCCACGAGTAACAGATGTTCCAGTTATTGAAGATGCGACGCCTGCTCCGCCTGAACCACCAGCACCACTCCCTGTGGCGTTATTTCCAACTTCACCTGCACCACCACCGCCACCTGTAGCATTACTAATAGTTGCGTAGTTTCCACCAGCATAACCTTCAACTGGAGAATAACCGCCTAGATTTCCAGCACCACCAGTATTGCCAGGATCATTACCACCACCGCCACCAGAACCACCAGCTTGCCCTGCGCCGCCACCACGACCACCACCAGTTGAAGTAATAGTTGAAAACACCGAGTTAGAACCATTAGCACCGGAAGCACCACCTGCTCCAACAGTAACTGTGTAAGAAGTATTAACTTCTAAAGTAAGAGGGGATCCACCAATAGAAGTTCTGTATCCACCTGCACCGCCACCACCATTGCTTGACCCGCCACCCCCAGCAACAACAAGGTAATCAACAAGTATAGTTGAAGGCGCAAACGTGCGCAACCCGCCATAGCCTCTAGTTGAAGCCCCTGCAATTGTTCCGATGATCGGCATCTTAACCCCTTAAGCGAACTTGGTTTGAGTTTCTAGAACTGTGAAAGTAGCAGAAGCTGTTTTAATGATTGTGAACGAATAGGCATCAATAGACGAAGCGTTGCCAGCTGTAATAGCTGCTGGTACCTTCGGTGTCACTGTGTTTCCGTCGATCTGAATGACGTTTGGATAGTAAGCAGTTGTGCCGTTGGTATTAAGCCAAACAACAGTAAGTGAATCACCTGTGTTCATAAAAGTATTTAGTGAGACGCTACTTGAATATCTAAAGTTAAGAGTATGATTTGCAGTTGCATTTGATGTATAGTACCAAACTGATGCAGTTGCAACATCAAGGTTTATTGTTCCTGTAGCAGCAGAAGCTACAACGTTTACATCTTCATTCAAACCTCTAACTATGCTATCAGTAAGAGTTCCAGTTGCAATGTTAGATGAACTAAGACCAACATTAGTTGCAGTATTTACAACTGGACTTGTCAAAGTTTTACTACTTAGAGTCTGCGCCGTTGTCTTATCAACGGTAGTTGCAGTATCAATTGATAAAGTTACAGTTCCTGATGTACCACCGCCACTTAAACCAGTACCTGCAGTTACTCCTTCAATATCGCCTGCAACTGTTCCCCAGCTTGTAACGGTTCCATTAGTAGTTAAATACTTACCTGATTGGCCGACTTGCGTAGGAATATCAACTGAGTATGGCAAACTTGCCCATGCAGTTGAACCATTGCCAACTTTGAATTTATAGGTATCTGTTTCAATACCCATTTCGCCAGCTGCAAGTGTTGGATTTGTGCTGGTCCAGTTTGCTGCCGTATCTCTGCGTTGTTGCATTCTTGCTGTCATGATTCCTGCTTTCGCTTGTTTAGAAGGTTACTGTCGCCCCGCCAGCGTCAATTGTGTAAGTCCAAGATGAAGTAGTTGATGATCCTGCATCATAAATAATGTCGGTATTTGCAACATTACCACCATCAAGATAATCAACAACTGGGTTATCTGCACCTTGGGATCCTGTAGGACCTGTTGCTCCTGTAGGTCCAGATGCTCCTGTAGGACCGCTTGTTCCAGTAGGACCTTGAATTCCTTGTGCGCCGGTCGGGCCGGTAACACCTTGAATTCCTTGATCTCCTTGAGGTCCAGTGGGTCCTTGAACACCTTGGGATCCTGTAGGACCTGTCACACCTTGAATTCCTTGAATACCTTGCGGACCAGTCGGTCCTGTAGGACCTTGTATTCCTTGTGGACCCGTTGGACCGGTTACTCCTTGGACACCTTGGTTTCCCTGCGGACCTGTCGGTCCTGTAGATCCTTGGATTCCTTGCGGACCAGTCGGTCCAGTTCCACCAACGTCTCCTTGAATACCTTGAGCACCTGTCGGTCCAGTTTGTCCTTGCGGACCTGTTGGACCGGTTACTCCTTGAATTCCTTGCACACCTTGGATTCCCTGAATGCCTTGTGCACCGGTCGGTCCTGTATTTCCAGTTAAGCCAGTTGAACCTGTAGGACCAGTTGCACCGATCGCACCGGTTGGACCTGTTGATCCTTGAATTCCTGTTGCGCCAGTTGGACCGGTTGGACCTGTATCGCCTTGAATACCAACTGATCCATCTAAATTAACTTGCCAAGATGTATAAGTTCCAGAACCGGTATGTTTAGTAATAGTTACAACTAGAACGCCAGTAGTTCCATTATATGAAACAACTTCGCCACGCATAGTGTTGTTTATGTCATATGAGATTACAACGTTTTGAGATGCTGAATAATCTAAATTAAGATCAACAGTAGTTAAAGTTTTTGTACCATTGCCAACTAATAGTGAAGTAGTAGATGTAGTTTTGTATCTATCTCCATCTAAACCAGCAGATCCTGTTGGTCCTGTTGGTCCTGAAACACCTTGCGGACCAGTTGGTCCTGATGCGCCGGTTGGACCTGTCACAGTTGAAGCTGCTCCAGTTGGTCCTGTAGATCCAGTTGGTCCTAAAGGACCAGTAGGACCTTGGATTCCCTGAATACCTTGAACGCCTTGAATTCCTTGAGGACCGGTAGATCCTGTTGGTCCGGTAACGGTTGATGCTGCGCCTGTAGAACCAGTAGGACCAGTTACACCCTGAATACCCTGCGGACCAGTTGGTCCTGTAACTCCCTGAATTCCTTGTGCGCCGGTCGGTCCTGTCGGACCAGTTGCGCCTTGTATTCCTTGCGGTCCTGTAGGTCCAGTAGGACCTTGAATGCCCTGCGGTCCTGTCGGACCAGTTACACCCTGAATTCCCTGAGCTCCTGTTGGTCCTGTTGGACCAGTAACTCCTTGCGGCCCGGTAGGACCAGTAACACCTTGCGCTCCAGTTGGACCGGTAACGCCTTGAATTCCTTGAGTTCCAGTTGGACCGGTCGGACCTTGAATTCCTTGAGAACCGGTAGGACCGGTAGATCCAGTCGGACCTTGAATGCCGGTTGCACCGGTAGGACCAGTTGGTCCTAATGCACCTTGAGGACCAGGAGCGGATACATCAACGGTATTATTAGTTTCGTTAATGGTGACTTTATTGGCTGTCATTATCGTGTCACCTGCTCTGCAACTGTTAATTGACCTTGGATAAGACGAGAAATGTTAGAACCTGATGTCAATTCAAGATCATAAACATAAAGACCTGAATCAAGTAAACCTGTTTGAGTTGCTGTTGCAGTAATTGTAATAGTTCCAGTAGCACCAACAATAGTGATTCCGCCATTAGCTGTAGTCAAAGTAAGGTCAGCAGTTGCGGAATTATAGTTCTGGCGCAGTTGCATAGCCGCGGTATAGCCAGTTAAATTGACGGCTACATTATTCGAATCAGTGTAAACTAATACAACTGACCAAATAGAACCTTGATCAATGGTTGTGTTGTAAATACCAGCGGTCATCAATTAGCCTTTTCTGTAGCCCAAATAAGAAATCCGCCTACCGTTATAAGGGCAAGAGGAACTGAGAACATGCCAACCCCAATGGCGACAAGAATTACTCCTGCCAATTCTGTAAATAAAGCAAAGTCAATTTTTTTCATGATGCTCCTCATACTTGTATTGAGAAATACCTGGCAACAGGTTCTTTCGGTCCAGGAGGTTGCGTTGCTCGATCATATCCAAAGATAGAAGCAACAGCAGCATCTACTTTTCTTCTAGATGAAGCCTTAGCAACCATGACCCCACGTGATGATTGTTTTGTCACACAGTTAGCCACATGTCTAGCAAGACGTTCATCACCATCGTGCGTAAATGACTGGTTAACTACTGCTTCATAGAACTTTTGTGTTGCAGGAACCATACGTTCTGCAGAGTTAGGATAAGAAACGCAAGGCAAACCATCTTCATCTAGTACCATAAAGGTTCTATTCCATCGTGCAGGATCGAAAACAATCTCTTTTACGTTAAATCTGCCGTCTCTACAGGCATCCATAATCGTCTTTTCGACCTCTGCAACAGGCACATGCCACGCTTGATCAGCATCGATTGGTCTTTCCCATAGTCCTACAACCATCAGATGTGGTTTTTCAGAACCTACAAGCCACGCAATTAAGGCTGTTGAGTCGTTAGAGAAGGCTCCATCGAATGCGAGAATGACATCTTCACCTTGCATTGGCACTCTGTCCTTGTCAACCAATGCATCCCAGCTTCCGGTAGGAAGCCATGCAGTAGCTGTTGAAACAAAGCAGTTAGTTCGCTTAGTTCGAAATTCTGCTTCTGGTGTTCTAAGCACTGAAGACTCAAAATCTTCAGAGTCGACAATGTCGTTAAAACCTGGGTTTGATTCTTCCCACATGAATTGTTCTCGATGATCTCCCTCAACATTCTTTGGTTCCCACCAAGCAAAGAAGAATGACGGATCTTCTAATTCTTTTTTAACTAGCTGCTGACCGTATTGGTAAAGTGAATAACACAAAGAATCTTGACCATCGGTCTGTGTTTTTACACCCGCTGTAGTAATACCGAACAGCAAAGAGTCAGCTCTTGCGCCTCCGGCAAGAGACATTACATCCCAAAGTTCGCGATTTGGCTGCGCATGAACTTCATCGAAGATCACAAGAGGTGACGGATTGAGACCTTCTTTTGTGTAAGCCTCTGCCGAGAGGACTTTATAGACAGAACCTGTATCTTTATACTCAATTGTGTCGCGGTAAAGAGTAAACATTTTAGATAATTCTTCGTCTAATTCAACCATTCGCTTAGCAGTACCAAACACAATTCGTGCTTGATCTCTATCTGCTGCACAAGAATAGATCTCAGAACCTGCTCCACCAAGAGTCAGACCGGCTAAACCAACGGCTGCGCCTAACGCAGACTTGCCGTTTTTACGAGCCATGCCTATTAGTGCAATGCGGTGCTTAAATCTTCCGTTTTCTTTTCTAGCAAATGCATGATTAAGAAGAGATGATTGCCATGAACGAAGTTTAAGCAATTCACCTGCTGGTCCACCTAGTGAGTCTTTAGTAACTCGACAAACGGTTTCGGCAAACTGTGAATAGACAGGTCCATCGCCTCTTAGTTGATCTTCTTCAGATACAGGCGTCAACCACTTAGGCGGCCAAGAATTACTTGGCTCGTTTGGTTGCAATGAGTTGTTCGAGAGCTGTGACACGCTTGACCTCCGCTACGCCTAACTGCGAGCGAGATGTTGGTGTAAATCCTAACGAGGCCAAAGCCTCATGAAAAGATTTACTTAGTGCAACCACAAGCCGCCCGTCTTGTGAGTCACGTGTCGTATTGTAAACTGTTCTTGCCAAATTAAGATCATCTGCCACTCGACAAGCATGATGAACTTGTGTCAAATCACTTACAGGAGAAAGCCAAGTGATTGCACGATCCCAAGCTTTTCCCCAAAGATCTCTGCCTTCAAGACCAAGATCCATAGGAGGAGTAGGAATACCATCGGCCATAGGCAAGACAGTGATCTTCTGAACGTCAGGAAGTTTGCGACCACCTGAATCCGTTGTAGGAGTTCGGCCTGTTTTGCGCTTTTGTTCAATAGGTTTGCGTGGACGACCCGCGGTCATCAAAATCCTCCAGTTTGGTCAAATCAATAATTATGATACTTTGCACGCTCCCATGGATGCGGGGTATCCAGCGTGGTTTTTGCATGTACTTTTAGGCCATACCATACCGCCCGTTGGCCCTCTATGAGATTTAATATAACATTATGTTATTCAGGAAGAGGAAGTACCTTTGCTGCTGTTGCATCGTCTGCACAGAACCTGTAGGTTGGATTCGACTGTGAGACCACCACTCGATAACGGTGTTATGTGATCCACAGTCAAATCGTTGGTTGCTTTACAAATAGTGCAATAAGGTTGTAGCAATCTAAGTTGTTTTGATAACCTTTTCCAATTTGCATCGTAACCCCTATCAGCACGTGAAGGACGAGAGGTTGCTTTAAACTTCTGATACTTCTTATTGCAGATAGGACATCTAGGTTTGTTTGCTAACACACCACAATCTAAGCATGGTTTATTCATTAGCGTCCGATTTGTTAGATAGCTGTAGCTCGGTGATCCATATTATAAATTACATCACTGTGATTGTACAGAGGTTTCTACCATTAGTTTTGCTAACCTAGACCACTGTTCATATGCCCATTGATGTGTCTTATCGTGTAGACAATGGACATCACCATTAGGTTCTAATCTTAAACTACCAATGCAATCTTGTACAGGGCATTTAACTGCTTCAGGTGGTTTTCTCTCACCATATATGATACGCCTTAATGTTGTCCATGGTTCTTTAATCTCATTGTAGTAATCAGTCCACAGTTCAGTGTCAGCAATCCAATCAGTATGAGTATCTAATACATGATGCAATGTGTGTAGTTTGTTTGTTTCTTTTGTGGACTTAAGGCAATCAGTGTTTAGGCTTCTTGTTTCTACCACATACTCACACCATGATTGTAGAACACTTTGAATACCTGTCTTGGCAATAAGATCAACAATCTGGACATTGATTGGAGATCTATCTGATAATGAACCTCTACCTTCTTGCTTGGAAGATACCTGTTGTCTTAAGGAAGGATTAGCAATTAGAAGATCAATGAATGCAATTAGCTCATGTAGCATTTTTTTTAATCTTCTTCTGCAATGTGGACAAGCACCTTTCTCACTTACCCCACGACAACTAAGGCATTTATCCATTTTTCTTTCTTAGCCTTTCAATCAACAATTTAACTTCTTCTGGTGGACCTTTTCTCTGATGGTTATTGATGGTTATATGATGATTAGGGTGGCCACCAGCTTGGCCTCTACCGCTGGCCACAGCTGTGACCTCAGCCGCAGGACGTTCAGGGTTATCATATTCTGTGGACAGGACATCAGTGACCTGCGGTTTCTTAAATAACAATCTGTAACGATTATTAGAAATACCAGCTCTTGAGTGTTGTTCTATAAACAAATAGTTATCAACAATCATCTGATGAATTATTCTACGGATCTGCCTTACGCTGATCTTGCATTTATCTGCCAAATATTGCTGACTTGGCCAACAAATACCCTGATCATCACAATGATCTGCCAATGCTAAGTGGACAATTAAAGCATTGCCATTGTAAGGAGAGTTTTCCCATACATAGGTCATTGCTTTAACTGACATTAAAATACTCCTTCAGTAGGATCCCATGCTACAGGATCCGGATTCTTTGTTCTTGGTGTTCCATGATACTTCTGAACTACTATCTGTTTTGCAATAGTATCAACCAGAACCTCATATGACGAGCGCTTATTTCCGTCTTTGTCAATCCATGTCGTTTGCTTAATCGTTCCTGTAATGGTTACTAGATCGCCTCGTTTGATGTTATCTACAAGAGCCTCGGCATAACCTCCAAAGGCTTTACATTCCCACCAACTTGTATCTGCATCTATCCATTCATCATTAACTTTCTTTCGTGTATTGGACACAACGCTGAATGGAACATAAGCTTTACCTGCTTGTGTGAACTTAATGTCCATGTCTTTGCCAATACGACCTTTGATTGTTATTGCTGCACTCATTTCTGCTCCTTTATCTGTCTCGCTAGATCTTTTAGTTCTTTGTTTCGCATTCCGCCCCAAATGCCGTACACTGGCCAGTTGTTTAGTGCATAACCTAAACAATTCATCTTTACTGGACACGTTTTGCACATGTCCAATGCTATTTTCTGTTCTATGTTATTTTCGTGTTCACTATCTGGAAAAAACCAATCTGGATCTATTGATGGATCAGTGCAATTGCCTTTTGCCATCCAAGGCACACTTTCTCTATCAAAAGCTAAATCTCTAATCGTCACAAATATCCCGCTTCTTTGAGTAATTGAATCATTATGCTAACTGGAACACATGCTGGCCAATTTTCAATGTCAGCCTCACCTTGTCCGTTCTGCCTCAATACAGCAATGGGGATTACGCCTTCTTTTATTCTTTTCTGTTGTTGTTTCATTGCTGATTTAGGATCAAAGTCTGCTCTAGCCTTTAGTTCCCAATCAACTCCGATAACTCCCTTTATATCAGTACCTGCAGCTGATGAGCTAGTTGCTTCGGCATAGATCCAACCTTGTGTCTTCAGATATTGAGCAAAAATCAATTCTGTCTCTCTACCTCGTCTTTTTCTGGATAGATTGGTCATTTCTGGCCTCCCCATCCTTCACCTTTGAAAATAGCGGGTACAACGGTAAAAACCTTTTGCATAACTTCTCCACAATCACATCTAGGACCGTGTTCTGAGATTGAGTGGTTAACTTCGACTGTAATTCCACATTTTTGGCATTTGTAGTCATAAGTTGGCATCATTTATCCCAGGAATTCTTTAACCAGCCTGTCTTAAGTGCTTCTGCAGGATTTGTTGTAATCCAGAAGTGGCACATGTGACAAAGAGCTCTGCAGTTACTTTTATCCAAAATGTCTCCTCCTCTGGCTCTACTTAGTACTTCGTGAACTTCGCTTGAGGGTTTTATGCCGCAGCGTTCGCAAAGTGGGAACTCTTCTAGAATCTCTCCAACAAGTTTTCGTCTTTCGATGTATTTTTTAGCCATTTTCTTACTTCTAAATCTCACGTGTATTGACCTACACCTTCAGCGCTAAATTGTTGTCGAATTGCAGCTGATAACGATTGACCAATAGAGATTTGTGATCTAAGCGTGTTAATTCGCTCTTTTATTGCTCTTACTTGAGCTTCAGAGATCTCCATAGCAAGTCTAAGATCAGAACAAGCAAGAATTGCTTCTTGTCTTCTTACATCCATTGATCCATTAGATTCCAGGAAAGATCTTGCATATGCAACTTCATAAGATCCTTTGGCACGAACAGATTGGTCATCTAGTGCCGCTATTTCTTCTGTTGCAGCATCTAGCATACGAGAAAGTTCACTGAGTCGCTTAACTACTTCGCTTTGATTAGGCAGCACGTTTTTTTCCCTTCTGCCTAGCCTTGCAATCATTACAAAAATGTGGTTGACCCATGAGTTTATCTATCGCATACAAATAAGTCCAGGATCCACATGCTTCACATCGTGCAATTGGTTCAGTCATTTATTTTACCTGCCAAAAATCTTTCAAAGCGAGTTAAACCCTCAGGAATGTTACCTTTGAGAATAGATCTTGCGGTATGACTAATTTCACCAATACTATTACCAGTCCACATAGGTTCGTAGTCTTTGAATGATCCATTAAAGTATGCTTTGATCCATTGAGCTTGAGGTATATGTTCATCATAAATATGCATACTTCCTACAACATGAACGTACTGACCCATTTCAATGTCTAAAGCCTTTGCAATTGCTCCTTGTAAAGCAATAAACTGAGTCAAATCATATGGAAGACCTAGGAATACATCATTGCTTCTCATGTTTGTTCTAGCAATTAGTTTATTGTCTCTAATAAAGTACTGCAGATTTAATGTACATGGAACATCTTTAACATCGACATTTAGATCTTTGTTTGAGTCAAATATGGTTAGTACTGCTTGTCTGGTAGAGTAATCTTTTTTTAACTGATCAACCACTTTGTTTAGATTACCGTGAATACGTGGACCGTAAGCACCATGAAGTATTCCATTATCCATAAACTTTCCAAAAACTTGACTTGTATCTGTCATTGCTTCTGGATCAGTGACTTGTCCAACAAGTTGTAATGCTTCTTTAATACCGATGTTGTGATTGAGTTTACGGTTTTCCATAGATACAGGTATGTTCCATGGCTTTTCGATTTGTAAAGTCACATTAAGAAGTTCTCTAGTGACCATTCCACGAGGAGATATTGCTTCACCATGCTCAATTACATATTGAGTTGCTAACTCTAAAGCTTCGCTTGGATTTTCTGTAATTATATGCATTACCTAACCACCTCACTATGGATTATTGTCTTGTCTAAATATTTTACTTGTCTAAAAGCTTCTACAAATAAAGATCTTGAATGCAATACAGCATCAATCTGTAGTTCTTCACCTCGTCTTAACAATTCTTCAGCTATTGCATCTTCTGATCTTGTTAATAGGATTAACCTAGCTCCTAGTTTAGCAAGTTCCCAATTGCAATAATCAAATGTTGTTTCATCAAACAATGATACTCTTCCATAGATCTTTGGCCATACAACTTCACCTAAATGCCATCGATCTAATACCATGTTGCTAGAAGTTAAAGGTCGAATGTATTCATCAACCCATAATCTAGATCTAGGTTGTTCAGCATGCAAATATTGTGCATTGTATCGTTCAGTTAACTTTTGAGCGTAAGTTGTTTTACCTGTTCCATCAGAACCTTCAATGATTGTAATCATCTAAACTCACCCCATTCTCTGAAACTATCAACTTGTGAATGGTCCATTATAACTGGTTTTACGTCACCTGCCACATTCCACAATAAAGTTGAAGGTGTTTTAGGAGCAGATGTTTTGTCCAACATAAATCTTTCTAGACCTTTGCAATCGTACGTTGGTGCGGAGTTGATTTCCTCGTTGATCTTGTCTGCATACTCAGCTTTTTCTCTGAAAGCTTTATGGTAAGTTGTAACGTCCGCTCTTCCGATTTCTCCCGGATGCAAGTTTCTTGCAACTGCAATTCCGTGGAAGGTTGCATTTGGCCAAGCAATTTGGAGAGTTCTCGTGAGAACTCCTGTACTAATAACTGATACAACATCTCTTGGTTCATCTCGATCTCCCCATTGTTGGATTGTAGATTTGACTCCTGCCGCAACAACTAGGGGATGATCTAAACCAAATGGCACAAATTGAGCATTATTTTGTTCTGCCCAATCTTTGGCATATTTGTTCAGAACTGGCATTGCTGCGATTCTTCGAAAGATCGGATTTGCTCCTCTTTCAATGCAAACTAATTGATGGTCACTGACCACTTTTGAGGAAGGCATGAACAATGTTAACTTTTTGTTATATTTCTTTGCAAGAGCTGCCAGTGAAACTCCTGCCCAACCAACTCTAGGTTGTACATAAACTAAATGATCTGATTCCATAGTTTTGACTAGAAGATCACCCCATCGACCTTTGGTACCGACTCCAGTAACAGAATCATCCCAAATTGTTGCTCCGTGAAATGTACCTATATTTGGCGATTGAGTTTCATCCGTCCAATCACCAGCAAGTTTTAACCATTGATCTCTGTGCCGATGTGAATACTTACTTGAAGAGTCTGTAGTTATCTTAAACATTTTTAGCCTCCAAGTGTTTGTGGTATGTCCAATGTTTTGCATGGTGAGGAATTAAAGACTTATTTGTCACTTGCCATGGTTCTAAATGTTCATAACCTTTTGGTACATAACATTCAACGTATCGTACATAATCACATGCAACATCTTCTAAACTTAATCCTTTGCCTAGGTTTCTTTCATGGTCACGTGGATCATAAGGAGATCTAAACTCATTGCAGATGATCTCCATTGCAGCATCTAAAAAGTCTTTTTGCTTATAACCTTCGTTCTTGAACAATAAGTTCAAAGCTTTAATTGCATTGCTTCCATAGTTTACTTGACTCCATGGATCTATCAATGTAGGGAAATATTGAGCAACATCCATCACAAATGCTGTCATTACAAAATGGAAACACTTAAGACCTTGAGATTTGTGCCACTCATTGATCCAATCAACTCCATCTCTAATTGACATCGTCAATGGATTGTAGGATAAATGAGTGTAGAAATCTTTAACCAAATGAGGCATGTATTCTGAAATGTAAAGCTGAGATCCACGTGGATATTCTGTATTAGGTTTAGGAAATTGTGGAATCTGATTACCAATACTTGTAAAAATTGGACGACCGGTTCTCATTTCACTTAACACGTAATTTCTCATATGAATCATGTTATCTGTCTTAAGAGCCATATCAGAAAGTATGCTGTTTCTAAATCCGTGGTCATAACTAAACGAAGCGCCAGATCCAGTCACTCTATGGATCATGAAGAGATAAAACCAATCCATTGTGTGTAAGTTGTAACCATCAAAACGACTATCAACTTGCCACTTCTTTGGATTATTTGACCCATACCAAATCTGCTGAATTGCATTGCTAAATCCAGCAAATTCACGATCTACTGTATCGTAGATAGTAATGTGATGCTGCAATGGATCATCAACATGCAGATCTTCAGAAGTATCACGACCGCCCTGACTTGCAATGTTTATGTTTTGCAAGACTGCAGCTTTATCGTAGTATTTCTTAAAATCTTCCCAGTAGATGGTTTCAGTTATTTGCGGCATTATTAACCAAATCCCATTCATAGAACTCAGGTGAAAGATGGACTGATCCAGGTTTTTCCATATATGTCTTTGCATAATCTTCTGGATCAATCATGTACCAATTAGTTGGCCATTCGTGAACATTGTCAAACTGATACTTCATCTCGTTAGTCATGATCTGACGGACTCTGTCTCTTGAAGGATGAGATCCATAAAAAGCTGTACCTTTGTAAAATCCTGTTTTTGGAATCTTGCGATCTTCAAACTCAATTGGATAAGGCGCAGTAACTTCAAATGTGCCTATTTTTCCCTTTTGTTGCATATGTTCAAGGTGCATTCTAAGGTTACTGATTAACCTACGTGCTGAACCTTCAGGATCTAGTTGTCTGCACAAATGATGTCTTATGTCTACATTTCCTGCGTAAATAACCAAGTGTGGCACAAAGTAATCAGGAAGATAAGGTTCAACTCCTCGTTCGGTTAAACCGTGAAGCGTTAAACCATCATGACGATAAACCACCGTGTTTGCTCGGTATCTTGAAATTGAGTGTGAGTCACCAATAACTACTCGCTGAATGTCTAGCACAAGATCTTCATGCTTAATAACTTCACATTTCATTAGATCACGAATCTTTGACCATTCTGCTTCTGTAAAGTCAAAATCAGTCTTTGCTGCACGTGGACGAAGAATTCTTTCGATGTCACCAACAGGCATATCCAAAGCCTTGATCTTGGCAAGATCCATGTCAAGAACTCTAGCAATTCTGTCTCGAGTCTCTTTTGTATAACCGCCAAATAAATTAAAGACTTCACCTTTGAATTCCATAGGACTTGATACTAACCATGTGTCCTCTTTAACAAGCTGATCATTGCCAAAAGCAATTTCAGATTTAGTATTAAGAGCATCATCGACCATGCATTTTTGCATACGAGGCCAAGCAGATCTATGGCTAGCGATACGATCAGTGAAAGATGTTACTACATCATCTAGAACGTATTTCATTCTATGTGTTCGCAAGCAATTGGAGTACAGAGAACGGCACCATCATCAAATGCTCGTCCACAAGTTTTGCACTTACCATCGACACCGTCATACCCATTCAGCTGACGCTTAGCATTTTTATCTGCCTTTGCAAAGTAAAGATCAAGAATATCTTGTTCAGTTACTCCTGCAACTAGCATTAAATTAACCCAGAAATGCAGAACGTCAATCATTTCTCCAGCAAAAGCTGCTCTGTTTAGATGCCTACTTGTTGCCCATGGTTTCCAACCGGTTTCATTTAATGCTTCATGCAGTTCATCTGTTAATGCCAAAGACATATCTCGAATGTACGCTGCTCTTTCTTCTCCGTCTAAAGTAGATACATCTACTCCATAGGATTTTAACTGCAATTTTCTTTGATTGTCCAAAATCATTTGTAATGAACTCATTGTCTTACCTCCTGTTTCAATGAAATGTTAAAAACTTTTGCCAATTCGGCAATTGAAGATAGATCGTAAATTGCTACATCTATCAAATCAGAATACATAACATTTGCAATTCCATAACTGGCGATTACTTTTATGCATTCAGAACAAGGGTGATGAGTCACGTACAAATATCCACCCTTTGTTTGATCTGGTGTGCAATACCGCAATGCGTTCACCTCTGCGTGTATTACAAAACCGCGCCTAGCGTCTCTATCTCCCCAAGGAATATCGACGCCAGGCGCAGCCCCATTGTAGCCAATGCTTATTATGCTTCTGTCCCCGCGTAGAACACATGCACCGACTTTTAGATATGGATCTTCACTGCGATAGGAGGCTGCTCTCGCAATCTCCAATCCATATTTGTCCCAAGACATTCGAGTCATGAACCAACAACCGCCAGGTTTTTGATGATGAGTTCAATCTCATCATCAGTTAGTTCATTGCTCGAACTTATTTCACGGTTTATTAGACCGCGTACTGCCGCTAGGATCGCATCCTTCTCCGTGATGCCTTGTGTTCCTAGCAACTCTACTATTTGCTTCAGACCAGGATTTGCACGTTTCATCATTACCTTTTCTGGTTTGTTGCGTTCCATTGCAAGTTCAACTTCTTCTTTACTTGCAATTGCTTTATCTATGCCTATGCCTAAAGCTCCGATTGCTCTGCCCCAGCAACTTGTCTCAAGGTTTTGGATCTCACTACCACGAGTAAAATTAGTTTTTCCTGGTAAATACTCTTGAGCTGTGCCAATGCCAGGCTTTTCATCTCCAGGATGACGGTAAGCGTAAGCTCTACCAATCACAATGATCTGATCTCCAACTGTCTGAAATTGCAGATCAGGATCCATTTGCAATGAACCATCTGGATACTTCTCATAAAACAGTTTAATTCTTTGTGGTACATCTACATAGTTCTCAAGACGCTTGTCCATTTAATCCCCCTAGTTGTATTAGTAAACCTTCAATATGTTCTAATCTGTTTGCCAAATCAATAACAGTTAGAAACGAATCCCATGCAAGATCAACATCTGTCACTTCATGAAATGTTGTGCCATTTGGAGATACATGAACAATTCCTAGTCCATCTACTTCAGGCATCGGTACTTCATTGCCTTCTTCATCAAGATAGAAATCAGCATTTGCGTACGCTGCAATTTGCATTGCCATTTCTCCGTAAACGCCAGCGCTTGTTTTCCAATCGCAAAGATAGGTTTTGCCAGTCAATGGACCGCTGCCAAACTTTAGAATGGCATCAAAAGTTCCTGCATAACCATGAACACGGTTTGCTACAACCTTCTCAGTTAAAACAGGAATGACTTCCCATTGATCTAACCATTCTACATAGCCGTCGACATACTGAGCAAATTCACCAGCAACTTCAGCTTCCCCACCATGAATAATAGTTTCAGCAATTGCATGGATCTCTGTACCTCGTGCGCCAGCTTTGTCTCGTTGATTCCAAGGAATCATTTTAAGGAACTTGACAGCTTCTTCTCGTTCACGAGTCATTAAATTAGGAAGATTTGCAAAATTATCAAACACATATTCTGCAACTAATTTGGCACTCCAATAAGGAAGTGCAGGTTTAGGCATACCCGAACCGATGAGAGTTGTCACACCTTTGACAGGTTGACCATCCAGTTCGTACTTGTGGCCACGCTTAGTTTCAATGCGTTCTAGTCCCATGAGCTCTTCAATGTTCTCTTAGTGAAGAAGTCAGCAAGATCTTTTTCGTTTGCCTCAATGAGTCTTGAGTAACGACTGGCGTAGTTGTTTGATATAGCAAATTGGTCCCCCGTTGAACGGATACCAATTTCCCATCTTAGTTTGTTAATCAGCAAATCTATCGAACAAATATCATGTCCAGCATTTTTCCATTGGTATGCTAGATCAACTAATTGACGATAGATGTGCGGATTCTGATGATGAAACTTGTTAAACTGTTCATCAATTGGATCGGCCAATAAAGATAATTGGCGTGGCTCAAACCATTCCCTGGCGGTTTCTGACATTTTATGCCTTTCGTTTTAGTGGTGTTGGTACTAGTTCATTGCATTCAGAATTGACCGCCCAATGTGTCCAACCGGACCAGTGGTATCTTGCGTTCAACGCTGCTACAAATCCTACATCTTGGTAGATCGGTTCCCATGTATCTATGGACTTTGATTGCAGGTGTTTCACCAGCTTCTTAGTCTTAGACTTTGGCATTCCATAATCTACTAATCTGTTTGCAACCATGAAAGATAATCCGCGTCTCCACTGATCATCTAAGAATTGCCATCGTCCTCGTGCGGAAGACTGATCTCCTATTGCTTTGTAGTTCCCTCTAGATTCGTGGTGACTAATGCATTTTGCATAAGCAACCTGATCTTTTGGAACTCTTGCTGCCGCTGTTTTATAGTCCACCGCATTTGCATTTGGTGTTACCAATAAAAAGGCTACAGCGATTGCCAAGACCTTCAGCCATCTTTCCTCTGACGGCGGATAGAAACAGCGTAAATAAACACAAACATAGTTGCCTCCTAGTCGTTGTGTTAGTTAGCTTTTGGTTCCATTCATCAATGCATCTAATGCATCTTGATAAACGTAACGTAAATTAGAAGGTGTTTTATAACCTTCAACTTTTCCAAGATCAACCCAACGACGAACAGTCCGTGAGTTGCGTCCAATGAGCTTTGCAGCTTGCCCTGTAGTAAGGGACTTTCTACTATTTTCAGTTGTCATTCGTATATCCTAATCTGTCCGTAGTGACCATTGTATCATTGATTTGTTTCGTTTCATAATCGGACATAACACACATTGCAAATACAATGTATAATCCGCAAGCGATCAACCGGTTTACCTGGCGGTTCTCCGGTTGGTCGTCTATTATTTTGGAAAGTAACATTCAACCATTTCTCCCCAACAGTAATGATCTTCAACCCACCAAAGATGTCCAGAGACTTGCCAAATAGCCCATAGACCAATCAAGATCAATACTGCTCTAACTCGTTTGCCACGTTTAGTTAGTTTCATCTTTAGTCTCCTTTGTTTGTTGACAAGAACAGACTTCTACATCGTATTCTTCGTAATGGGAATGGTAGATATATCCTTTGCCGTAGCATAGATTACAAGTCATTTGATTCATCCAAATCCCAAGCTATTTCAGAGTTTATGCATATTGGAACAACACAAACCCATCGTGGCATTCCACTATATGCTCTACTGGAAACCATGACATCAGATCCACATGCGGCACACTTTAATCTTCCTGTTTTTACAGTCATGGCAATCTCCAATATCCATAGACGCACCGAGTTCCATCTCTTGATGGATCATAAGTGTCATGTATAACTTTGTCCAGAACTGCCGTGATGTGTTTAGAAACCTGCACCACAAGTCTTCCTTCTGGAAGTTCTGATTCTATAAGATGGACTTTGCAACCAGATCCAATTTTCATTGTTGGAGTCCAGACAAATCCTAAGTCTTCCATCATTTTTCTTATAGTACTTTTACGTACTCCAGTCCTAGCATTAGATTTTTTGCTAACTCTGGACTTGTATTCATTAGACGCATAACTATTAACTAGATCGTAAACCTCTTTGTAAGGTCTTTGACTAGCAATAGATATAGCGCGGACAACACAATCGCCAGTAGATCCTTTATATCCTGCTTCGGATCTACCGCCATCGTTATATTCGTATTTCATTTTTCCTCCTGGCGGTTAGTGGTACTGGACCATTATACACTGCGGACTTTTTGATCCGCTAGTTTGTCGTGCAATTCAGCACATTTCTTGCATACATATGCAATGAAACGCTGACCGTCGTCATATTGATACCAACGATTTTGCAAATTGTTACTTTTGCTTCCACACATCGGACAATCACTCATCATGCACCAACTTTCTTTCTGGGATTTTCTGAGTTGAACTGAATCCACTCTTCTTTTGTGACTACGCTTTTGTACTCATGGCAAGGTACACAATAAGTACTAGTAACTTCATTGTCGCAATATATGCACATATAGATTTGAGTACTCATGCTTTTGCCGCCATTTCTTTTACAGCTTGCTTGACAGCGGACTTAAAAGTTCTTTCAGTACATTCTGACCAATCGATTCCAATTTCTTCATCGATATAATCACGTATCTGTTTTGCAACGTCCACTGAGACATTTGCAACTTCTGCAATTTGATCGTTGAGAGTCATTACTTGATCTCCTGATCTACTGACTTAGCGATACTTAGTACTAACTTGTCCGCCATATCTTTTTGATATGAAGTCCATGTTGCATAATACTCTGCATATTCCTCCACTGAAGAAGATCCTTCAGCATAGTTATAAACAATTTTTGTAATTGTGTGATCTGTTGGAAGTCCGCAACTTCTTGTCCATGAGATTTGTTCTGTTGTAAACTTATCCATAACACGTGGACCTTCTTCAGTGCGTTCAAAAGTTCCGTCACGATTTATATCGTAGTCAATTCCATCTTTGAAATAAAGACGTGTAACTTTTGTATATGAAGGATTAGCAACTTCAACTCCATTGCCAAAAAATTCTGCTTTACCTTCACGAATGCCACGTAGAACATATTTAACTCTACGGTTTACTTCAGCTTCATTTTGCAAATCATTGATGTCGTAGTATTCTCCACCACATCCACAAGCACAACCAGTATCTCCACGATAAGTTTTTTCTACATCGACTAGTGATACTTCAGTTACTACAGTTTTTGTATTCGTACGCATTTTATTCTCCTGGCGGTTAGTATGAGCGGTTGCTCATAGGATCAATATACACTGTTTGTGGACATTTATCCACCATTTGTGGGAATGTTTCTAAAAGATCTTATTTACCAGAACATCCGTTCTGGCCGGTGGCACATAACTTAGCCAGAACCGCCAGGATCCATCAGGACGCGGGTCCATTTGTGGTGAGTATAAATATACTCGGATCGATATGTCCGTCGTCCTGGGACAAACCTGGCCGCTCGATCTGGACTAAACGGACTCCAAAAGGTGTCAAAAGGTTCCCATAAGATCTTATTCAATAGAGTGTACAAATGCCGGTGGACAGTATTGAATGTACCTATGAGCAACCAACCGGTTGCCATAAACCGCCAGGAGGATCCAAATGGGAATAGCAATTGGAACTACAATCACAGTTACATTCGATGCACAACAAATCTCACAACTTGATTGTTTACTACAAAATATTGAAACACTTTCAGAAATGTTTGAATCTGAAGATCGTTCAAAGATTACAGCTGATCGTGTAAACAATGTTTTCCGTGCACTTCACGCTGCAGGATACAGATAAGGACGAAACACTCCGCAAGGAGTGTCCAGTGTTAAATGACACTGCTGATGAGTCCATCAGAATAAATCGCCAGGAGGAAAAAATGTCAGTACAAATCCAAAACGCAGCACGTCGCAAGGCACCATGGATCAGCACAGCAACATGGGTAAATTCAAGTGACGAGCAAATCTCTGCAGCTCAAGTTCTTGAGAATGCAAATCTTGATTGGGAAGTTCAACACACTCCACTTTCAACTACAGCAATTAACAATGACGGTGTGACAGTCGTCAAACTCGAAGACAAAGTTGCTACAACTCGTGTTAACAAGGACGGATCAGCTTCTGTTCTAGGTATCACTTCTCCTACATATACAATTGTCCAGAATAACGATATTGTCAACATTGTGGATTCTGTTATGTACGAAGCCGGTGCAATTTACCAGTCAGCTGGTGAACTACGCGGTGGCAAGAAGATCTTCATGGCTGCAAAGCTTCCAGACACTTTAGATCTTACTCTCAAGAATATCGATCCAATCGAATCATTCTTAGTTGCTTCAAACACTCACGATGGAACAGATTCACTTCGCTTTGAAATCAAGTATCTTCGCTTGATCTGCACAAACGGAATGACACGTTGGACAAATGCTTCTTCTATCTCTTTCCGCCACTCAGCTCGTATGAGTGTCAAGATCGAAGATGTTCGTGAGACTCTAGGAGTTGTTCTTAAGTCAAATCAAGAGTTCAATCTTCTATCTTCTGCTCTTCTTGAGAAGAAAGTTGCTAACTCTGACTTCTGGTCAATTGTCAAAGATCTTCTTCCACTAGATGAAAACAACATGACTGAGCGTCAACAGAACAATGTTCGTGAGCGTCAGCAGACTCTTCTAGGTATTTGGAACGGACCAACTCAGGAGAACATCAAAGGAACTGCATGGGGAATTGTTAATGCTTTTACAGAGTACGAACAATGGACCCGCACAACTCGTTCAGCTAATGATTTTGCGGCTGGTGAGCGATTCATGATGAATCAAGGAACATCTCTCTCAGATCGAGTCTTGGAGATGGTTCGCTAAGACAAAAAGAAAAAGGCCCCTGCCGAAAGGCAGGGGCTTCTTTTTTGCTGTTTTAATCTAAGAATGCAATGTGATTCTTTCCAGCTTTTGTTTGTAATGCTACTTGTATTTGTCCACCACTATTGATATCGAATCGAATGGCAGTTTTGACCGCTTGTTCTAGAATATCAATTGCATCTTCGTATTCATCTACTTCATCAATTCCTAAGGCATGAGCAGCTCCAAGAGCTAATGCTGCGCCGGTTCCTGTGCAATAAACTTTGTCTTTTGTCTTTTCTAATCCATAGACTTCATCTATAAAATACAATGTTCCTTGGACAGCAACTATAAAATCATTCTCAAACGATGATGGAAAGCCTTCAGATTTAATGTCATAACCTGAGATTCCAAAGGTTTTTCGTAGATTTGGCACAAACTGAGTTACCATAAACTTATCTAGATTCTTTGATCTTGGAGGAGCTGGTGGATTGAAAGCATGTTGGATCAGATTCATGCCTCGGACTAAACCTGCAGCTGAAACTAAATATTTCCCATTCTCTGCAATCTTGCCCATTGGAGAACAATCAGCTCTCATGTCATAACCAGTGGTTTGCGTATCTGCGGCAATGATGCAATAATCATCGTGCTGAAATGCAATGAGTGTTGTCATTTTTCCTCCGTAGCTAGTTCTCCGCCAATAGCCATATAAGCTGCTCCATCAATCCAACCATCTAATTTCTCAGGTGATTGGAGTAGTCTAGCAACCTTTACTTGATTCATGCACAATGCAACTTGCCAAGGTTCTACGGTAATGCCTAAAACTACACTCCAAAGCTTTGCAATACGATCATGGTTTTCTTGTGGAGTTCCATAATCTGTTTGCCTATCATTATAAATTAAACGAGTTGCTTCTTCTAAGATCTCTTTGCGATCCATTAGTCTAACCAAACTTGATAACAAGCAGTGACACGACCTCGTTCGGGATCAATGAAGTGCAATCTTTGAGAAGGAACACCTGAGGCGGCCATAGAGTCTCTTGCGTAGCGGTTATCGGACTCTGTCGAACCGGTCCAATATACAGATCCAAGACCATCTGAAAGCGGTTCTTGTGCATGACGATGGTAATGACCGAGGTATATATCTTGAAATTCCCAGTCGTATGCTCCGGCTTTCCAACGGTTTCCAGCTGCTTGCCATCCGGCCGGAGAAGCAAAACCAGATCTACCAACTTCATCGCCGTGCATAAGCAAAGCTCGATAATTGCCGATTTCAATGCGTTGAATATCTTCAACACCGTGGCGTGGATCCCATGTTAGTCTTTTAGCAGTCGCTTCTTCAGAACATAATAACTGACGCGCAAGCTCATAACACATACGATCAAAATTATCAGACTTCGGTACATCCGCCCTTTTGTTTCCGATTCTGCCATGGTTTCCCCATTCTGCAATAACAGTTACGCGTTCGTAAACCGCTAATGCTTGTCTTACTACATCTACAATCAAACGGCTAACCGTTATGTACTGATCATAAAGACTAAGATCAATTTCCCATAACTGAGCTGGATAGTTAAAAAGACCTTCAACCATATCTCCGCCAAAGCAAACTACAACATCATTGACTGGATGGTCTTGTCTTTGTATTTCAGTAATTTTAGTTGCCTTGATTGTAAAGTCCATGACTCTAGTTCTCATGATTTCTGAGTTATAACTAGGAGTTACTTTTGCACCTTGCCAGTCAGTCAAATGCCATAAAGCAACTTCTGCTCTTTTGCGGCGTTTGTCAGGCTTTGGACCTTCAATAGGCTTCATTGGACCTAAAGCCAAAGTTGCATCTTTACATGCTTGGATTGTGGCTTCTACTAATTCCTCTGTACGTTGTTTTGCTTTAGATAATTCTTTTTGTGTTCGTACAAGTGTCTGACGAAGATCTGAAACTGATTCGTCTACTTCTAGTTGCAGTTTCTTAGCGTCGTCAGATAGAGTCATGGGGTCCTAAAACATGGGCATAGTTTTTTCCTATGGACAGTTACTGCAGTGTTTCCAACTTCAAAACTATGTGATCTAAGAAGACTTACTATTTGAACAATAGTAACTTTAGATTGAATTAAGTTTTCTAGAGCATCTGAATCTGCTGGTAATAGTTGATTTTTGATTTTACCAACCACACAAAGTGGTTTGATCTGTTCATTTAATAGATCATTTATGGCTTTTGATAAGTCCCCCGAGCTCATCATTAGTTACTTCCTATACCAAATTCTTTTTCTTTTGGATCAATTGACTTAACAATTGGAGCCACAATAGATCCAAGTAGGATTGCATACTCAGGTTTCATGTCTCCTACAATCGCTAGAAGTACAGTAATACCAGATGCTGCTACTGCTCTAAGGTAAGATTTAATTGCTGCTTTATGCTTTGGCTTAAGTTTCATGACACTCCTTTAGTTCTTTGGACGTGCAATTGCCATAATTGTATCGTACTT